TCCGGTGTGCCACCTGGGTTCCCCATGCTCCACAAAGAACACAACGCTCGATCTGCCCCACGGCGGCGAGCCATTTTTTGCTGCGATAAATAGCCATGCTCACCCCCATATCCGGTTTTGCCACCGGCGATTTATACGCGGCGGTTTATTGCCTTCAGGCAGCCGGGCGCTGACGGTCCAGGTGAGATAATCGGAGTTCAGGCTGCGCTCTACCATTACGCCACGGCGCTGGTATTTCGCCATGAGCTCTTCGGCCTGCTGGGTTGTGCAATCGGTATGATGGAACCAGCTATGCTTCATCCCGATCACCCCGCGAAGCTCATAAGCTGAGCAGCGGCGTTCTCCGCCTCGCGCTGGTCCCTGAACGCTTTTGACAATATCCAGCGCCAGAGGACATCGAGCGCCGCTTTGTACAGCTGCTGGAACTCGATATCGTCCATGTTCGCGAATGAGATGCTGCGAGGATGTTTCTGAAGGGTGCCATCCGGAAGCTTTATGGCGTCGTAATGCCCGGCCTGGATCGTAACCCAGGCGCGGTATGCATCGAAGGATTTACAGAGGCTGATCCCGTTCGTGACGCGGCGGCTCGCTACCTGCTCAAGATAGTGCTCAGCGGCATCAAGTAGTGCGCCTTCGTTGCCGCCGTAGGTAGCCAGGAATTTAGCGTAGCCGGTAACCAGCTTGCGCTCGTTGGAAGAGATCGCTCCGCCGGTCGGCTCCCAGTATTCGAAGCCCAGATTCAGCAAAGCGAAGAAGCGGCGATGAAACGCTGGATTGCGTACCTGTTTGAAGTCGGCCACCAGCACGGCGCCGAGCTTTATTTTTGATTGCAGTAAATCGCTGCTCTCCGGCGTAGCCGGGATCAGGATCCCTGAGGACTGTTTGATGAGTTGTAACTGCGCCATGGTGTTCACTCCGTGGCGCATCGAGGTCAGGTTGCTGGTTGTTCAGGCCAGCTCAAGAATTATGATTGCGTACGTAGTGACAAGTCAATTTTTAGAAGCCATTTCTCTTACAACTTCCATTATCGTTTCCTTCGACCAGTAACGATCGTCCCTGCTTAGTTTTCTATGAGTTATGGAACTGTCATTGGTAGAAATTATAAACCGCTCTTCCGCCCTCATACTGAAGGTCAGCAGCTCTTTTCCTTTCCCATCGGTTATGGTCACTCGTAGATCTGACTGAGCTACACCCTCCACGAAATCCCCCTGAGCGACATACAGACGCGATTAGAAATTGTCGGCAGCAGCATCAAAGGGATTCGCAAATTGCGGTATTCTGAAAATGCGCGCTACCCCTGTGTGCAATCTTAATAAAACCAGTCGTCTGCGCTTTCCCAGGTATCCTGAAGAATCCCCTCGACCGTCTTCTTTGCCTCCTTCTCGCCGCCGTAAACACTTAGTCCATCCGAACCCGCACGACGGATAACAAGGCTGCAATCTTCGAAATGATTCTGGAGTCGTTTTAATAGCTCTTTTTCCAGCGCCGGTACTGCGCCATTAGGAAGTTTTTTAGTACGATCAATGGTTAATTCAACTTTCATGGTGGCCTCCTTTGCGTGTACTGTGTTTTTATACAGTATACCTACATGGAAAATTGGTCAACGCCTTAAGAGCACAAAATGCCAATTCCATGTCAGTAAGTAAAAATAAAACCCGCCGAAGCGGGTTGAATAATCAGACGTTTTTACGCTGCAATTTCTTTCGATTGGCAGAGTTCAGGGAGATTTGCTCTCACCAGCGCCTCTGCGAACGGCGGCGGAACTGCATTACCGCAGCGGGCTACCTGCTTATCCTTCGCATACTTCACGCCGCGGTAGTCTCTGTCGATGATGTACCACTCAGGGAAGCCCTGCGCCCGGTATAGCTCATGTGGCTGCAGCATGCGCATGCCAATATCAACGATGCGGTACACCACGCCTTCGATTGTCGCCAGGCCAGTGCTGTCCGGTCCGCAGTATTCGCGCAGGAACTCCAGCGCCTGCTGCGCGCGCAGCTCGTCGTACCCGTCAACGGCAATCAGGGTTTTCACTTCTCCCACATGCGTGCCGCCAGCGGTAACAGTCGGCATTGGCTCGTCGGTGCGCTGCCCATCCCGGCAGGTACCGCGAAGCTTCACCAGGTGAGACGTAACCGCGGCATGGTGATTTCCCGTGGTGATGGTATGCGTAGGCTGCCCCACTTCCCCGCCAGGATGACCAGTGGTGTTGACCATCAGATGCGCAGCGACAACCGCATGATGATCGACAGTTGTCACTGAATGCATCGGCTCGTCCATGCCCCCCCCAGCCCCCTGGTAATTCCCGCCATAGTGCTTAACCAGATTAGCGGCCACCAGCCCGAACTTGCCGCCACCGGCGACGACCGTGCCCAGTGGCTTATGCAGACCTGGTACGCGAGGCTCCTGCCCAGGGCGTTCGCCATAGCCCATCTGAATAAGCGTGGGCATCACCAGCTGAGATTTTCCGCCGCCACCAGCAGTGATTGTCGCGCTGGGTTCGTCTGCCCGATGTCCTACGCTGGCGCCGAACTGCCTGGCGATAACAGGGGCAACCACGCACGCACGGGACTGTTTCATGATGGTATGCGCTGGCTTGTCCAGCGGTCGCGGCTTCGCCTGGTATTCACTGCCGCCGTTGCCAGCCAGGAACGGTGTAAGCGCTGCCTCAACTACTCCGAGAGCATGCCCATTGCCGCCCGGGCGCCGGGATGTGCCAGCGGTGACCGTTGGTACCGGCTCAGTTACTGGTTGCCCAGTGACACCGGTGCGGAACTTGGTCAAGTGCGGCACGGCTATCGCATATCCATGGGTTTTGGTAATGGTCTGCAGCGGTTCCTCCAGCGCCTGGCCGCGGAAGCAGTCGTATTTACCTTTCGTCGTGGTGTGGTTGCACTTCACGATAAACGGCGCCGGGTTATCCAGGACGAAACGCTGTATACCGCGGGCGATGCGCTTCAGCGTGTTCTCCGCCAGCGGCTTTTTGCGATCAAAGATAGACGGCGCACCAATCGACCAGTCGATACACTCTGCGGCGGTCTGCCATGGCGCCAGTCTGCCCATTTGGACAGCTGGCGACTTCGGATCCGCGTGGGTTGCTTGCGGCCAGGCGATCGGCTGCCCATCCCGGCGCATCACCATGAAAAAGCGTTTCCTGATGGTCGGAGCGCCATAGTCGCATGCACGTAGTTCGCGATAGTCCACGTCATAACCGAGCCCGGCCACCAGCTGATGCACCTGCTCACTGTCCGGTGACAATTGCAGGAACTCGCAGCATTCCAAAAGCGCAGGGTGATCAGCGGGCACGCCGGTGCTCAGCATGCCAATAAACGCCTCGAATGTTTCACCGGTGCGCTCAGGATCCGGACGCATCTCTCCGACCAGCAGCGGCCCCCACGTTTTAAACTCTTCCACGTTCTCCAGCATCATCACGCGCGGGCCGACTTCCAGCGCCCAGCGAATCACGATCCATGCCAGACCGCGTATGGCTTTCTCAACCGGCTTAGCGCCCTTGGCTTTTGAGAAATGACGACAGTCCGGCGAGAACCAGGCGAGCCCTACTGGGCGACCGGCAGTAGCAATCTTCGGCTTAACCTCATACACGGATTCGCAGTAGTGCAACGTGTCTGGGTGGTTGGTGGTGTGCATCGCCACGGCGTTCGGGTCGTGATTGATCGCAATGTCCACGCTCCGGCCGGTAGCCAACTCAATGCCCGTGCTCGCCCCGCCGCCTCCGGCAAAGTTATCAACGATAATCTCTCTCACGCGTATTCCTCCATGGCGGCGGCCAGCGAACGGGCAGCAGCGACAATTGACGGTACCGGCATTCGTTCCAGCCACATCCGATTGATGTGATGCTGCAGGCGGCGCTGGTGGTGCGCCGGGAGATCCCCGGCCTTTTCAATCTGGCTGTAGACCATTCCGACTTCGGCAGGCCAGACAGTTTCTGATACCTCCACAAGCAGCAGGCTTTCCAGTTCAGCTACTCGCCTGCAGGCGTATTGCAATAACGGGTCCATATCAGCCCTCCTCGTAGAAGCGGACACCGGCATTAGCAAGAGCAGCCAATACATCATCGCGTGCATACCATTCGCCGTCAGGTTCTTCTGAGCAAGAATATGACTGCACGTCAAAGCGCTGCGGCAGCCTCACTTCCCGCGCCTCCAGTTCTGCTACGCGCTTTTCAAGAGCGCCTTTCTCGCGTATTAATCGCTCAACGGTGAGCGGGGGGAATCCACTTTCTGCTGCTACCAGCTTTGATTCCAAATGTTCAATAAATTCCCTCAGCACGTCGGCGCGGTGCTTACCCCAGGGCTTAATAACGTCAAAACGTTTATCAGTCTGCACCCAATCTGTCTTATCGCTGTATTCCATGAATGCGGTTCGGAATAATTCAAGTTTCACGCGAAGACCGTCACCGCATTCATGATTCCCGCTGCGCCCTCTCTCAAAGGAAAATCCGCAGTCACAATAAAAAACGTTATCTTTCTCGGTGATCATTCTGTTGCTCCCCGGTGCGTAAAACGCTCCCTGTCAAAGTCGATAACTGCGCGTTGGTCGCGGAAGATGCCGCAGCGACCGTGACGGATGAGATTCCCCCGTTCCACCGCAACTCGGATGTATTTCTCAGCGGTGGTGCGATGCAGACCAAACATTGCGACGATGTCTTTGGTCGTCGCGTGGCCATGTTTCTTCACCATCTCGATGATCCAGGCGATGAACAGGCTGCGTTCCTCTTGGGTCTTAGGCCTTGCCATTTTCCACCTCCGCGTTTACCAGATGCTGAACGAGATGTTTATGCCGACCAACTACGCGCACCGCATCGCGCAGTTTCTCCAGGCTCGCCAGCTTGTTTCTGGCGCGGCGGATTTCGCGGGAGATCACCCGAGCAGTCGGAACGGTCTGGGCAGTTACGCGCCCTTCGGTGAACGAGGGGATCTCCCTGATAATCTGCGCGATATCCTTCGGCTGCGCGGTAGCGGCCAATTCAGGCTCAGCACTGACTGCGGTTACAGATTCAGCAGCAGGTTCTGGCTCCGGTTCTGTCGAGGACGCCGGCAGCGACCAGGTTACGCCTTTGCCCTGCCCGTTCTTCACCACAACGCCCTGGCGCTCCAGCGCGTGAAGTACAGAGACCATCCCACGGGCATTGCGATTGACGGCCGCGGCCAGCGAAACTGTCGTCATTGCCTCCTGCTCACGCAGCTGCTGTCGGACGACATCAGGATCAACGGGTTCCGGCTCCTCACCTTTCAGACGCGGGGCCGGATTCACAGGAGCCTTTGGCGTTGACTGCTGAGGCTGACCTGTCACGGTACCGATGAACCAGCCACCATCGCCAAAATCGCATAACCCCTGGTCACGCTGCTCACGTAACATGGTAAGCGCATCAACCGGGTCGATATCCAGACGGGCTGCCACTTCGCGGTATGTCGCCCGGCCCATTTTTTCCAGTACTTGAATTACGGTTTTCATAGCTTTCCTTCCGAAATTATTTAACAGGACGCAGGTGCGACACTTTTGTGCGGTAGCTTGACCAGTCAAAGTTCACCCAGATACCGCCATCCATCTGAAGACGGTCCATAACGCGCGCGCCCAGGGTGTTGACCAGTTCGCCGTGATTCAGGTTGGTAAGAATGCCAACCGGACGCATCGAGGAGAGTCGGCGGTCAATGACCTGATTGATGATGACCTTCTCGCCGCTGGAGCCTCGCTGAATACCGACCTCATCCAACACCAGGAGATCAACATTGCACAGGTCGTTTAGCAGTGACGATTCGGACTGTCCGTCGTCGTAACATTCACGAACACGGAGCATCAGGTCAGGGATGGTCACCACCAGAACCGAGTGGCCAGCGCCCAGCAGGTGATTGCCTATTGCCGCGGCGAGGTGGTTCTTACCGGTTCCTGGCGCTCCACTGAATACAAAGCTTGCGAAGCTGCCGCCGCTGAAGTTCTGTGCGTAGCTTTTTGCCATGCTGTATGCCTGGCGCTGCTCCGGACCATTCACCTCGTAATTTGCGAACGAGCAACTGCGATGCAGTGCCTGGATGCCGGCACGACCGAAAATCTTTTCTGAGCGGGCGCGCTGGTTCATCTTGTCGATTTCGCCGGACCGCTTACGACCTTCGGTTTCCTGCCACGCCTGCCACTCTTCAACGCTGGTGAATTTTGGCTGAACGCTGGCCGGGATGATTGTCTTCAGGCGCTCGAGTGCGCTGCCAGTACCCATAACGTTTTTCATTGATGCCCCCTGAAACCTGGTGGAATTTTGCTGTCAGGCTTGGATATCTGGTTCACGTCACGGCCAGCCTTGCTGCCGCCAAAGGCGAATTTCGGTTTGAACAGGCCCTGATAACCATTGGCAATGCTCGCGTTTATAACGGCTACCGGATCGTGGCCTTCGTCCAGACACTCTTTCAGCAGGTTGAAAGCCTTGGTCACTGTCATCTCGGTTTTAATGGGCTTACCGGCCTGGCGACGGTATGTGACCCATTCCTCCCAAGAGGTTGCATTCAGCCATTCAGGGATCGGCACACTGAGCGGGTCAAACTTAACCTTCCCCTTTGGGGGATTAGAGGGGGTTAGATCTGTTTTTATATTTGTCTTTGGAAGAATGTCTTTGGTGTTCCCTGTTTCCGGGGATCCCTTTCCCTGTTTTCGGGGATAACCATCCCCGTTTTCAGGGATGGTTTGACGGTTATTTTCACCATCCCCGTTTTCAGGGATAGCTATCCCTGTTTTAGGGGATAACCATCCCTGTTTCTGGGGTTGGTAATAACTGACTTCTGGGATTGAGATAACCCATGTGACAGTTTCAGCAGCCGGGAAAGCCGCTGGGCATCTTGTGCAATTTGGCTTTGCGTAGGCCCACTTATCCAGGTGGGTATTAATCCCAATGTATCTGGTTTGCCCAATGCGGCGGAGGATGATGATGTTCCGATAAGCGAGACTCAGCACCGCTTCTGAAACGTGCTTCACCTTCAGTGTGGTTTTGTCCGCAATGAGGCTATTGGCTATCCTGTCCGACTTTTTGGACCAGCCATAGGTCAGGCGGACTATAGCGTTCAGAACGCGGAATTCGCGGCCCGATAGCTCGACGATACACAGGGCATCCTGGATCTGGTTGGCTAAACGCAAATAGCCGTTCTCCAGTTCAGCCATGCGACTCTCCTGCTTCCCCTCTTGCGTGGGGAATTTGTAAATTTCAGCGGTGTTTGACATACTGCTCTCCGCAACTACCGGACGTATTTGCACCCGAAAGCCGTTGGTGTTCGTGCACCGCGGCTTTCACCTTAAATTCGACATGATTCACTGCGCACCTCACATTACGCCCGGGCTCATGACCGCGAGACCACTCAGAACTTGAACAACAGCCTCCCCAGGCAGAAGCGCCAGCAGGTGTTCAATGCCCTCTCTCACCTCTTTCACCAGTTGATGCTGTGGCGCCCTCAGAATTACCGCGCGTTTCGCTTCGCCGATCTCCTTCTCCATCGCTGCATAACGCGTCATAAAGCAGTCTTGGGATACCAAGCGGCCACGGAACTCAAGCGGTAGAACGGCGAGGATCGCGGGTGACAGCTGGCTGATGTTTTTGCGGGCATACTCCGTATCACCATCGAGCCAACGGAATAGCTTCTGACGCTTACGGCTCAGGTCTTCGGGAAAATCCAGCCCGGCGCCGCCCTGTCGCTCCCATTCCTCAACGATGATTCCGGCAACGACATCCTGGTTATCCAGTGATGCGGCCCAGGCGCGGACGGCATGGCGGATCTGTTCGTGCTTATCTGCCGCACTTGGCTGATTGCGATTTATCATCGCCGCCGGAGTTATTCCGGTATTTTGTTGATATGAAATGGCATGCATGGTCAGGACTCCTGTTTTGGCAGCCCATCAGTAGGGTTTGGATATGCCAATGGGTCGATTTCATGAGGGGTAACCTGCCACTCAAGAATCCGACAAAGGGGCAAAATTCGACCGTGAGGAATTTTTCCTTTCCGAAGCCACTTACCGACAGCCTGCGATGAAATGCCGAAGCACTCTCCAATGCCTACTTGCGTCATGCGGCTGCTGATTTTGTCTTTAAGTTGGTTATCCATTTGTTGTCCTGCATGTTGGTGAATGTTGGCAGGAGAATAACATTTAAAACTTTTGGTTCCAACAAAAATCAAACCAATAGTTCTGATGAACTATAAAACCAATGGTTGTAAAATGAGAATATGAATAAAACTCCTCACCCTGTGTTTGCCAAAAGAATCCATCAAGTGATGGAGGAAAACGGCTGGAGCATGGCTGATTTAGCCAGGCGCGTGATGCTTTCACATACCTCAGTGCGTAAATGGGCGAACGGTGCAGCAGCAGCAAGCGGCGAGCGCCTCAAAAGGCTGTCAGCCGTAACCGGCAGGCCTGAATACTGGTTCTTTATGGAACCGGGCACAGAAGGTGAGAATGGAGAAGAACTTCCGACATTACCGCGCGTTCTTGATGAACAGGAACAAACGTTGTTATCTCTGTTTAATCAGTTGCCAGAAGCTGAAAAGCTCCGTTTGATCATTCACACCAGGGGTGTGGTGAAAGAAATGGACCTACTGAAGAATGATGTCTACGACATAATGAACGACCTCAAGAAATAGCCTCATTCCCGCTCTGTACAAAATAGACACCTTGCTGGTGTCTTTTTTTTCACCCCCAAATAGAACTACGGGTTCCATTTACACTTTACTTATCGAACTTTTGGTTGTACTCTTCATTCCATCGACAACACGCGCACCGTTGTCAGGTTAAGAAAAGTTCCGCCAGCCTGGCGACAAGGGCAAACAAGGGGATTGAGATGAAAGGCAACCCATCAGTACCAAACAGCGGTCGCGCTGTTCCAATGCGCAACCAGCGAACCGGAGCAGCATGGCTGGTCTCTTTTAACTACAGCGACGGCACTTACTGGCATGAACCGCAGGGAAATCTGCGCCACATACGCCGGCCATATGCCTCGCGCAGCGTCGAACCGCATCTGGTCCCGGCAGGTACGCACTGATGAATACTCTTTTTGCATTAGTGCTGACCATTGGCATGACCAATGGCGATTTCCAGGACGTAGTGGTTGATGTCTATGAAAGCCAGCAGCAGTGCGAACAGGCAGCTGTTGAACAGCACGTGACAGGAAACTGTTACCCGGTAGAAAAAATTGTACGCGCCGATGAGGTTCCAGCAGACACCACGGCGAAATTCTGAGGAGACGATGATGTTGAAGAAATGCGCGTACTGCCGCAAGCCGATCGAGCAAGGGAAGGAAGTTAAAAACGAACTGCTCTTCATCCACGGCTCGCAGCTGAAACGCGAACAACGCGATTACTGTTCTGTTCGTTGCGCTTCGTTCGACCAGATGGCACACGAAGCTTAACGAAAACCCCGCGCAAGGCGGGATTCACGTCCGGTGCCACCGACCAAAGTTACACCGGAATTTATACCAAACCAAAAACACACCCAATGGGCGCTATCTCTGGCCCGGGGATCTTACATCCAAAAATGAGGATCTGACATGGAATTTTTCTATGTAGTTAAGGCTACGCAGAAATCAGGTAAAGATGATGCAGTGATTTGGTTCACTGCAAAAAGTGAAGCGCGCGCAGCTCTGACGCTCGATGTTGAGCTGGAAGAGGCTGGCATTGAAACCGGACGTGGCAAGGATTATCAGAAGCCTGTCCGTACCGATTTCCCGGTTTATGACGACCTGCCGGAAGAGAGCACCATCGACTACACCTGGTGCAAACGCTACGAACTGGCCGAAGACCTGCGCACATGGCAACAGAAACCCGGGGAAGCATCGCAGGGTGATACCGTGAAGAGTGATTCCGACAGTAACTTAACGACGGAACTTCAGTGCGAAAAAGACGGTGATCGCAAACTCGAATATTCAAACGACGATAGCGTGCAATTCCAGCTGGCAACGATGCCTTTTCGTATTCAACTGCTCGCACAGTTTTGTGCCGAAGATCGCCACGTCTACCACATCAGTATCCCACATCGCAAAGAGCTCTCGGCTCTCGAACTGGACATGGACAATAGCTACGTGCAGAACATGCTGCTAGCTGCCGAGAATAGCCCAGAAATTAAGGCATTCGACATGCCAACCCTCTGGAAATTAACTGCCGCGATCAAGATGGTATTTCCACAAGACAAGCGCCATGAACTTAACCAGATTATTGAGTTCACGAAAATATGGATAAAAACTGAGTATATCGATCGCGGCATCCTCACCCGCGAATGGGCAGCAGGCAACCGTATCACAAATGTGGAGCGCACAGACTCCGGCACAAATGCTGATGGAGGTTATGTCACTGACCGCGGCGAAGGCGCACACCATACGCTGGACTCTCTCGATCTTGAGATCGCCTGCGCCCTGCTGCCGATGGATTTCAACCACCGAGAAATCCCGGGCAGCATCCACCGCCGCGCCAAGGAAATTGTCGCGCATAAAGAAGAACCATGGAAATCGTGGAGCAAAATCCTGCGCAACCAGCCCGGCGTTCTGGCAGTGAACCGCGCGGCCATCTTCAACCTGGTGCGCATCGCACCGGAAAACATACACCTGAATCCGGTTGCTCATCTGGAATTCGTTAACCAGACGATGACGGCTGAGTTCAATTCCGCTGTTGAGTTACTGCCATTACCCGTTGCAAAGAACGAAGCATCAGCCGTAGGCATGAAACCTGATACACGCAAAACCTACTGCACCCACGAAGAAAATTTGAAGCGCGTACGTGAAGAAGGCGCACGTAAACGCGCTGAAGAAGCAGCCAATCAGCCAAAAGTTGAAAATCTCGGAGGTGGAATGTTCTCCATCGATGCCCTAATGGGTGGAACTACCGATCCGGTCAACAATACCTCCTCAAATGAAGTCCAAAAAACGGAAAAAGAAGCGGAGACCACCAGCGATGTGCAGATGGAAACGACTCAGCCAGAGAAAGTCGAAAATACTGATCCGGTACAACCAGGCGAAGGCGCTGATGCAGCTGATACGCAAGCAGTTACCGTAGCACCGGCAGAGATACTTGCCGCTGCCGCGCCAAGCCTGGCGAATCAGGAACAGGCGAGCGTTGACCATAAAACAGATTCAGCCAGCCAGAATAGCGTTCCTGCACACCAGAATGAGCCAGACCCGGCACAAATCGAGCCAGAATCGGTACAAAACGAACCAGAACTGCAGCAGGGAGAACCAGCTGTTGAATATCCTGCTTATTTCGAGCCAGGCCGCTATGAAGGGCTACCGAACGAGGTGTACCACGCCGCCAACGGCATCAGCTCAACCCAGGTGAAAGATGCGCGCGTTTCGCTGATGTACTTCAATGCGCGCCACGTTGAGAAAACCATCGTCAAAGAGCGCTCCGCGGTACTGGACATGGGCAACTTGGTGCATGCGCTGGCGTTGCAGCCTGAACAACTGGACGCAGAATTCAGCGTTGAACCGGTAATCCCGGAAGGCGCATTCACAACGGCCGCCACCCTGCGCGCCTTTATCGATGAGCACAATGCCAGCCTGTCGGCGCTGCTGTCTGCCGACGACATCAAGGTGTTACTGGAAGAGTACAACACCACCCTGCCGCCGCAGGTTCCGCTTGGCGCTAACCTGCAAGAAACGGCCCAGCACTATATGGCGCTGCCAGCTGACTTCCAGCGTATTGATGCAGACCAGAAGCAGACGGCGACGGCAATGAAGGCTTGCATCAAAGAGTACAACGCCACCCTGCCGACGCCGGTTAAAACCAGCGGCAGCCGTGACGCGTTGCTGGAGCAGTTGGCAATCATCAACCCTGACATTGTGGCTCAGGAAGCACAGAAACCGGCACCACTGAAAGTGTCCGGTACCAAAGCAGACATGATCCAGGCCGTGAAGGCAGTAAAACCAGATGCCGTGTTTGCCGACGAGCTGCTGGATGCCTGGCGCGATAACCCGGAAGGGAAAGTGCTGGTCACCCGCCAGCAGCTAAGCACCGCGCTGAATATTCAAAAAGCGCTTCTGGTACACCCGACCGCCGGCATGCTGCTGACCCACCCGAGCCGCGCCGTCGAGGTGAGTTACTTCGGCTTTGATGAGGAGACGGGCCTGGAGGTTCGTGTGCGCCCTGACCTTGAGATCGACCTGGATGGCGTGCGCATCGGTGCTGACCTGAAAACCATCAGCATGTGGAATGTTAAGCAGGAAAGCCTGCGCGCCAAGCTACACCGGGAAATTATTGAACGTGATTATCACCTGAGCGCGGCCATGTACTGCGAAACCGCGGCGCTGGACCAGTTCTTCTGGATTTTCGTCAACAAAGACGAGAACTACCACTGGATCGCAATCATCGAGGCATCCGCTGAACTGCTGGAGCTGGGCATGCTCGAGTACCGCAAAGCGATGCGCGCTATCGCAACCGGATTCGACACAGGTGAATGGCCAGCACCAATCACAACCGACTACACCGACGAACTGAACGACTTCGACCTGCGCCGCCTTGAAGTGCTGCGTACTCAGGCATAAGGGGAATGATGATGGAAAACATGAATATCGTAACTGCTGAGCAGCAGGCTCCAAACACTATTTCTGCCAGCAACTCAATTTTCAACGTTCAGGCATTGGGTCAGCTGCAGGCTTTCGCCGGGCTGATGGCCCAGTCTGTCGTTACAGTACCTGCGCACCTGGCAGGAAAGCCTGCGGATTGTATGGCGATTGTTATGCAAGCCATGCAGTGGGGCATGAACCCTTACGCGGTGGCGCAAAAAACTCACCTGGTCAACGGCCAGTTGGGTTACGAAGCGCAGCTTGTTAACGCCGTAATCACCAGTTCCAGCGCCATTCATGGCCGTTTTCATTATCGCTACAGCGGCGATTGGGAACGTTGCACCAAAACCAAAGAAGTGACCCGTGAAAAAATGGGTAAGAACGGTAAGTACACCGTTACCGAACGCGTTCGCGACTGGACTGATGAAGACGAAGAAGGACTCTATGTTGAAGTCGGAGCAATTCTTCGTGGGGAAAATGAAATCACCTGGGATAAACCTCTTTACCTGTCGCAGGTGGTTACTCGAAATTCGCCGCTGTGGGTTTCAAAGCCCGACCAGCAAATAGCCTACCTCGGCGTGAAATATTGGGCGCGCTTGTACTGCCCACACGTGATCCTAGGCGTTTACACGCCTGATGAGATTGAGCAGCCCACCGAAAGGGAAATTAATCCGGCACCGGCTCAGAAAATGAGCCTGGCTGATATCAAAGCTGAAAATGTAGTAAACACGCAGGATTCTCAGGAGCCATCTGTAAATATCGACACTCTGGCCAAGGATTTCCGCGACCGCATTGAGGCCGCTCAGGATGTGGATAGCGCCAAAGCGCTGCGTGCCGACATCGAAACAGCGAAAGCGACGCTTGGATCCGCACTCTTCACCGAGCTGAAAAACAAAGCCGTGAAGCGTTATTACCTGGTGGATGCACGTAACAAAGTAGAAGCGGCGATCAACTCCCTGCCCCAGCCCGACGAGCCGAATGCAGCAGAGCGGTTCGCGGAAGCCGAGCGCGTGCTTGCATCTGCAAAGCGTCACCTGGGCGACGAACTGCACGATCAGTTCAGCATCACCCTGGCGGATATGAAACCGGAATACGTGGCCTAAGGGAGGCGGGAGGGTTCGCCCTCCCGGTAACAAGATGAGCAAATCATTAAATGCACGCTGTATCCGCCGCTGGGAAGTTGAGTTTGAAGGTCGTTGTGACTCGAAAGTGAGCCCGCGGTGGCGTAAGCGGGACCTGCGCGGATATATCCGTGAATGCGCCTTAACGACCGCTTATTGCATGGTTGAGCGAATGGCAGAAGACAACGCCAAATATGACTATGACGGCACAACCATTGGCTGGTCGCCGGAGTTCTCTGCATGGTACGACGAACGACGGGATAAATACCTCAAAGAAGCGCGTGACTATCTGAACGAAGATGCCACCAACGATGAAATCGACGAAGAGATTCAGAACGAGCAGGAGGCCTGGAATGACTGAGCGCGGAATGATTTTTAACGGTGAGATGGTGCGCGCCATACTCGAAGGCCAGAAGACGCAGACGCGGCGTGTTATGAAGCCTCAGCCAGCTAATGACATTGTGCGTGGCACATTTCCAAATACAGAGGCATTCGGATGGGTTTCCTCGCTGAAGCACAAATTTGGCAGCACTACCGCACATTTTTGCCCTTTCGGTAAGCCAGGCGATCGTATCTGGGTTAGAGAAGCATTTCGTGTGCATAGCCGGGCTACTGACCTCGCCACCCTTGTATACAAAGCCAGCATTCAAAACGCCTGGACGGAGCAAACCCATCGAGTGCCAGTATCGGTCTGCAATAAACCGGCAACTCCTGATAAGTGGACACCATCCATCCACATGCCGCGCTGGGCCAGTCGAATTCTGCTGGAGATTACCAATGTGCGGGTTGAGCGGCTGAACAGCATCAGCGAAGAGGACGCAAAAGACGAAGGCGCACCGACTGAATGCTGCGTTATTGGTGATAAGCACTTCCTTGGCTTCCGTAGCCTATGGAAAAGCATCTACGGCGACGACAGCTGGCAGGCCAACCCGTGGGTCTGGGTGATCGAGTTTAAGCGTATCGAAGGAGATGACCATGCGACTGATTAACCGAGGTAACCAGCAATCCCCATTAGCGCGTCAGGCATGCGACATCGCGCTGGCAGCCCACCAGCAAAGATATGGCGATTATGGGCGCAGCAAGATGAAAGAGACTTATACGGTGAAGGTTGAAGGCGTGAAGGTCTGGGTGGAGGTGGTGAACCGCAAGGCGAGCTATGTGGCCACGGCAATGACAGGCATGCGCCGCTTGCGTGCCCTTCCCGGCCAGACGTCCTGATAAAGAATTATCAAACGGCCCCGATTGGGGCCTTTGGAGAACAAAGATGAGCAAAGCAACGAATAAATTTGATCTGATGAGCACTAAAGACATCTGCGGGCAGCTGTGCATTTCCTCACGTACGCTCGAACGTTACAGGAAAAGAGCGCCAAACGAGAATCCATTTCCTGAGCCCGATTGCGCTTACATGGGTGGCCCAAATAAATGGTTGAGAACTAAAGTCACCGCCTGGCAGATAAAAGAGATGTCACGCTCAACCCGTAAGCCGATGTCTCACCTGAATCTACCACGTGATGTTAAAGGCCGTCTCACCCGACCTGACGCGGCGTGAACTCCAGAATGTCGGGCTCGACGATGCTCATAAGTCGGGCCCACCACTTACCATACGCCTCTCTCATTTCCTCAATATAGGTGTGCTTGTCGTACACCGACCACACGCCAGGCAGCTTGTGCCCGAGCATTATCTCAGCGATATGTGGTTCAGTCAGTTCGGAAAAATTCGTTCGCGCTGTCCTGCGCAGATCATGAATCGTGAAATGCGGTACCTGCTCGTTGTACGCCTTCAGCATGAACTTGACCAGATTGCTGCTAATGCTCATGTGGAATCCTTCGCTCATTGGCTTGTCTTCATACTTTGAAAAAACAAACCTGCCCGGTGCTAGCTCTATGGCGCGCGTAATCATCGGCAGCATTTCGGGGATGATCGGGCGAATGATGGGCTTTTTACTCTTCCGACCGGTCTTGTGGTTTTCCCACGGCACAGTCCAGATGCCTTCTTCAAAATCGAAATGCTCTCTCTCAGCTTGCCGAAGTTCGCCGACCCTGCACGCCCATAACAGTGACAATTTATAGAGGATCTTGTTTCGCTCAATGAGGCGGGAATCCTCAATCGCACGCCATACGATCGCCAGCTCTTTGCGGTCCAGTGTTCGCTCTCCCATTTGTTTCTGGATGCCGAAATCACGCCCAGACATTTCTGACAGCGGGTTAACTTCCAGCAGCTGCCGTTTTACCGCCCAGGAATAACACTGTCGGCCGTTGCTGATTACGCGCCGGGTGATCTCGCTGTAACCCTGAGCCAATCGGTCGAGGACAGTGAGCCAGTTGTGCAGCGTGAGCTGATGTGCAGGATATTTTCCGAGTTTGGGGAAAACGTGCAGTTCGAACGTACGTAAGATCTGCCCTGCCGTTTCTTTCTGAACGCACACCATAGAGTGCCATTCTCGAAACAGCTCTTCGAAGGTGTACTGGCTGTTAATCTTGGCTTTATCGAGGCTTTGCCTGATCCGTGGGTTTTCGCCACGGGCAAGAATAGCCGCCCACTTAGCGACTTCATCGCGCGCGGCTTTTAATCCGAACTCCGGATAGCTGCCGATCGTCATCTTGTCCTGTTTGCCCAGGAAGCGGAATCGGTAGAAAAAAGTAACGGCCCCCTTTTTGGAGATGCGTACCCACAGACCATCCCGGTCTGCCTTTTCTTCAACTTTGTCTCGTTCGCGCCCAAGGCACGACTTTAGATAACTATCTGAAATAGCCATGATTTGTCCCTGCGTGTGTCCATCAGAACGGGAGGTTATGTGTCCATCATAGGATATGGACGCGCTGGTGGACACAAAAACCATGACTTATGATGTCGTAGGTTGACTGTACATGCAAACAGTATAATTTTTGGAAAGGCTTATTTTATGGGGATCTTGAGGCGTTTTTGTCGGAGGTTTGCGGAGGCTGGCGGGGTATCAATTATCGATGTGAGCAATGATCGAAAAGTTACGTATATTCTTCATATAGTTAAATAATTATGCCTTGCGAATTCCTGGAGGCCGCTGTTCTTAGCCTGACGTTTTTCAGTGCGAAAACGCAGCATTCTACACTACAACCTCGTCTGCTGGAAATGCACTTAGAGTCAGGTATAGCGCGAAGAGACGGCGTTTACTTTATTGCGATGTAAATAATAATAAAGCCCGGCAGATCACCGGGCCTCAGAAGAGAGCGTCTCAACACGAAGTTGGTCGGGTGCCAGTGCAACGCTGAGAATGACGGGCTGCCAGGCTTCCCGGGCGGTAAGCCTTGGGGAAACGCCTTTAGCAAGCCAGAACCCGCCCACACCGCCCAAGGCGGCACCGCACATGGCGGCCAAATCTGTGCCGAACAGCATCTGGAAAACCCCGCCCATCACAAACAGTCCGGCGAGCGGAGAGAGGTAAACCAGTATGGCGGAAGTGAGCAGGCTGCCTTCAGCGATGCCGAGCTCCACTTTTTGCCCTGCCACCAGCGGCTGATCGCTCGACACAGCAATAGTGTGCGACGTTTGCGGCCCCAGCTTATTCAATACGCGGCTGCCGCAACCGGCTCGCGAAGCGCAGCTGCTGCATGATGCTTTAACGTCACAGCTGACAAGCGCTACTCCATCCTGCCAGGATACGACCGTCGCCCACTCTTTAATCATTGCGCAGCCCTGAATTTAATGCTGTCTGAAATACGTTTTGCTGTTGGCGGCGGTAATTCACCAACAATGGTAATTTCCGCATTATCGCGTACCGTCGTGCTAACCGTCCGGCGACCGGTACGGAGCATCTGTTCGGAACTGTTCGCCGTAGCGCGATTGATATTCACCGAGAAGCTAAATAGCCCATCGGAATAGAGGCGCGATTCAACCGGTGTTTCGATAGTCGGCAGCTGGCGACGGCTGCTGGATACTTCGCTGAATCCTTGCGGGATCCAGGAAGGTACCCAGTTGAAATTGACAGAATCGCCGGCAGGTACGGAAAGCAAAGGCGGCAGGCTGGCTTTGGCCAGATTCTGCATACTGTTGCCAACCTGACCGTTCACGTCGAAGGAGATCACGCGGAACTGCTCCAGCGTTTCACCGTCGCGATCGAGCAGATCAACGCGCATCGGCAGCTTCGTCTCTGCGTCAATCCAGACGATATAGCTGTAACGTGTCCCATCCCGCGCGACTACGCGGATCACTTCGCACAACCTGTCGGCAATACGCGTTCGCCCCACCGAGATAAAATCATAGTAGGGGGCGAGACGTTTAAAATCGGTGTAAATGAGCGATGGCAGGGAATCAACGATGTAGTCACCATTGAGCGTAAACGGCTCAAGGCCTGGCTCGAAATAACTGATTTCGTTCCCACGCTGGACCACTTCCCGACGCGGGCCATCCATCTGTAAAAGCTGGGCGAGCGGCTGATTATCAAGGCGGGCGTGGCGATAGCGTAACGATTCGACACCCTGCTTATTGATGCTAATAAATGCCAACTCGTAATTGAGTGACTGGCTGGCCAGATTCATTTGCTGCAACAACGCCCCGGATGAAACATCAGCCGAGGCGTTAGCAGAGAAGAACAGGCTACCCGCCATCAAAGACAT